GATCTATGTACTGACATTGTGGCATGTGCATCATCATATGAACACTTGTATTCGTATACTGGCATTACCTTCTACCCCACTTAACTTTATTCCACCCACGTTCATGAAAATAATAAAGGATAGTTTTTGTAAATACTTCAAAGCTTGCAATTGCTCCAGCTGTAACTGGTTCTTTAGTTATAGCCCAAGATATAACAAAGGTATCTGCTGTTCCAATTATACGCCATGTAATAGCCTTTAATGCTGATCTTTGTTTTGATACATTCATGCTGGCCACTCCATATTTTTAGGCCCTTTACTAATTGCATTCCAAATTTTAGATACCCATTTCTTTACGTTTTTGCGTAGCCGATATAGCATGAATGTCTGCCCCCAAATCTACTTGTTCAATCTTGTACCCTACATCTCTTCCGTATACAATATTAGTAATGTTAGGTAGTCTTAATACTAGTGCACCATCCATAAATCCATCCTTGGCAATATATTCCTTTACCTGATCAAACTTAAGTGGATCTTTTTCGCTTGTATTATATGTATTACGAACTCCAAGAAGGACTTGCTCTGTTCTTTTCCCAGCCTCTTTGTAAAGGGCGTGGTGGCCTTCGTGCCATGGTTGATAGCGACCAAGCATCAAGGTGGTAGGAGCAGACCAATCGTGTAGCTTAAATTCTTCAATTATCACAGAAGCCTTTTCATTTGGATCTAGCCTGTGATTTACAAACATCCAGTCAATCTTAGTTGGCTTTTGAAACATTTTATTAGTATCTTCAAATCTTCCCTCTTCAATTGTATCCATAAAGATAAAGATATCTGGCTTGCCAAATGCTTGTCTTGTTCCTTCTGTAGGGCAAACAAAGTCCACTATAACTGGCGCAACGCCTTGGTCAGCAATTAACCTTGCCATTGCTCCCATTCTGCGGGCCTGCTCAAGTCTGTCATCTGGAGTAAATCCAAGATCTGAATTTACTGTTGATCTAACCTCATCAGCATTAAGATGTATCGCATTGATGCGCTCTTTGAGTGCTTTTGCAAGCTCTGTTTTGCCTGAGCCTGGTAGCCCAATAATCTGAATAATCATAATACTCCTTAGTTAGTGAGCCTTTTAAACACATGCTCAGGTGCAGACTGTACGCTTCCTACATATCCCGATGTCCACCGACGTACAGAATGTTATTTAATTTTTAGGACTTTTGGTTGCTTTTCCTTTGGGATGTTTCTTACTACATTAATGTGTAGCATTCCATCCTTCAGCTCGACATTGGATACTTCCATGTATTCACTAAGCTCAAAGATTCTTGTAAACTTACGTGCAGCTATTCCTTTATGAACAACCTCTGCGTCAATTACCTCTTTGATTTCACCTGTAATCCAAAGACTTCCGTCCTCAATAGATACAGTAAGATCATCTCTTGTGAATCCCGCAACTGCCAAAGACAGTTGATAGTTATCCTCATCTAACTTTAGTAAATCATACGGCGGAAAAGCTGTATTGTTTACCTTACTTAGACTGTTAAATCGTTCCAACTCTCGGTTGAAACCAATAAAAAATGGATCCTTGAAAAGATCCATTGCGAATTGTGTTACCATTTTATGCTCCTTTTAAGCGAGTTAAATTAGTACCCCCATTTGGCAGGTACTAATCTATTATATCATTTAGGCAACTAAGATTGCAAGTTATTTTTTAGACTTTGATCTTGCCTTTGCAAGTGCTTCAAAATCCTTTACTTTGGTATCACCGAGGTAGGACCAGGCATATCCGTCTGAAATCATTTGCTCGTTAATAGAAATTGACTGATCATCTATAAATAGCCAGCCAAGTATTCTTCCATACTTTTCTGAAGAGTTCATTTTTTCCGTCTTTATTTTAACAGACTTTGCATCTTTTAATTTAGACTTTAAGTACTCTTTAGATTCAAGTCCTAGCTTTTTTTCAGCCAAGTCTTTTGTTCTTGATTCTGGAGTATCTATCCCAGCAAGTCTAACTCTTGATGCAAACAGTATATCAAAGCCTAGATCGATGAGGACATCAATCGTGTCCCCATCGACTACACCTTCTACTTTTTTTACGTAGTACTCGTACACTACTTAGCCTTTTTAGCTGGCGCTTTCTTTGCAGGAGCAGCCTTCTTGATGGGAGCATCGGCTGGTGCTGTTGCTGCCAACTTGTTAAGAAGTGGTACATTTTCTTCTCCAGCATATACTGGTCTTCCCCAGCCAACTACTGCATTGATAAGCTTCTTCTTGTTGTTCTTTACATAACCACGGGTTTTTTCTACGCACATTCCGCCGTTGCGCTGATCTCCCTTTGCAGTTCCTGAAGTATTTCCTTCAATAACTTGAATTGTTCCATCTCCATTATTTTTAATGCAGAGACCAACATGAGAAATACGATTTACGCCATCGTCTGGGAAATCAAAATAGATCCAGTCTCCTGGCTGAGGGTCGTCATTACGTGCATCTGACCAACGTCCTTCTTTTTTAAACTGATCTGATGCTGCTACTGTTGATGCAGACTTAGGGAATTTTGCAACTCCCGCTGTGTGAGCACACCAAGAAACAAAAGATTGACACCATGGTTGAAAGTTTACCTTCATCCATGCTCCGTACTTTGTTTCATTATCTTTTGGACCTTCAATAGTTCCAATTTCTTTTTTTGCAACCTCAATGATTGCTTCTAAGCTTCCTTTTGCTGCCATTTTATTCTCCTTTATATTCTGCTTCCAGATTCTCTCAGCGACTGTGGAGATACTTTAATAAATCTACAGTCCTCTCTGAAAGATTTTAGCGTAGGTGACCCACAATAGGACATTCCGCTTTTAACATTATTAATTATTTGTGCAATAGTCAACTCCACAGGGCCTTTATTTTCTAGATAAGCTGAGACTCCTTCTATATGCAAAGCATTTAGTGGTGGCCTTTCCCCTGTATCTTTATCCAACTGTATTCCTTCTGATGCAAGTCCTCTAAATAAAAATTTTCCATTTGTCATTCCGTCACACTCTTCATGACCTGCAAAAGCGGTTCCCATCATTACTGCACTTGCTCCACCCGCAAGAGCCTTTACAATGTCTCCGTTATTTTTAATTCCACCATCAGAAACTATTCCATTTACTTCGTCTGTCTTTACGTTTTGATAAATGTCCATAATCGATCCAAGAACTGGGGTGCCAAACCCAGTTACAATTCTTGTCGTACATGCTGCGCCTCCTCCTATACCAACTCTTACAGAGTCAGCTCCTGCATCCATCAAGTCTTTGTAAGCATCGTATGAAGAAACGTTGCCGCTCATTATATGTATGTAGTTTGGAAGAAGGGCTCTTAATCTTTTTACTGCATTTACTGCCATGTCTGTGTGTCCGTATGCAGTGTCTATTAATATAATCTTACACCCAGTAGCGAGGACCTGTTCAATAAGATCTTTATCTTCTGCCTCTGAGTTATTTACAGAAAATCCTAATCTATCGGTCCATTTACACTCTGAAACAATTTGTTTATACTGTGCAATTCTATCTTCTTTTGTTTGAAATCTTTGTACAAAAGCAAGCCCACCATTATCTAAAACCTTTTTAATCATCTTGGTGCTACTAATAAACTCCATTGGAGCTAAAACAAATGCATTGTCAAGGTGTACCCAGGCTGCTGGGTTATTGGGATTACCTATTGTAGATGTAAACTGTATATCAGACCTACTGACAACACCAGATCTTTTTGGTACAAGAAGTATATCGTCAAAACATAAAGGGCTAGTGGTTGTGTCTAATTGCATATTTAATCCTTAAGTGACTTCCACGGATTCGGTGGGAGCTTTAAGCTTGACTCTAGCATCCAATTCCACTCTTGATGCTTCTTTAACAATTCTGATAAATGTGGAACAAGTGCCCACTCTTTGCTTGCTATTGCTTGATCTGTAACAACTCGAATCTCTTCAATCATTGTTTTATTAATTGGCACAAGATGCGTTGCCATTTCAACACCACAATAGGTGTCTGGCTTAACATTGCCTAGGGTTTGTGATGCAGATATATCTTCAATAGTATATAAGGCTTCTCCACCTAATCTACGTAGCCATAGGGAGGTTTCCATGAGCAGTCTATCTGACTCTAAGTATATCTCTTTGTATACGATCTGTGACTGTCTCATTAAAACAGACTCTGTATTTAAATAAAAACCCTTTACAAGGTTTGAATATATAAATGAGTTTGACTGTAATTCCTGTAGTGAGTTAATTAATTGTTTCATAATCTTAGTATACCATTTTCTTAGCCACGAAGTCTACTACCAACCGCTTTTAGACATTATTGGGAGGCCCCAAGGTGTTGCTTTGCCAAATTGCCCTTGAAGAGTTCTTTGATTTTCTACAAATCCTCCGCTTACTGCATGAGCTAGCTTATATAAATCTGGAACTGCAAGGTCTCCTTCTTGCCATTTGTGAACCATTCTAATTTCTTCGTTTGTCCATACCTCATTGCAAACCCATTTAATTAAACGATTAAAATTATTTCTTTCTTCAGCACTTGGATTTCGCCCATCAAATGTTTCTAAGGATATAAACTCTGGAGTTGGTGACGCAAGATGAACTCTTAATGTTTTTTCTCCTGTTATTGGGTGCGTATCTACTGTCTTAAAGGACTGCTTAATCTCTTTAAGAGTCTGCTTATCCTCTTTATCGTAGGTTGCCTCAACAACTGTTAAATAGGTTATGCATTTATCTAAAAATTCTTGATCATCTTTGTTTAAATTAGCATACATCTCTGTCATATCCATAAAATATGTATGTCCTGAATCTTCTGGGCAGTTAAACTTTTCCATTCTCCAGGTGGCGCCGTGGAAAGAATCGTTCTCATTCTCTACGTGCTCTGTGTGCCAGCCTAACATAAGCTGGTCTTTTGTAGCGTACCTTCCGTTTACCATATGTTTGTGGTGGTCCTCTACATAATCAGATGGGCTACGGTTTGAAGAATTTGGATACCAACCTAGGGTATCTCCAAAAAATTCCATTAGGTCTGTCTGTTGCTCTTTATTTAAATTAGCATTTCTAAATACAATGATCTTGTCTTTTAGAAAAAGATCTTTGTACTTTTCTGGATTAGACTTAATTTCTTCAATAGACGTAAACTCTGTTGTGTTAACGAGTATCATTGGGTTCCCGATTTCTTTAGTTGATTGGTTGGTATGCCGTAGCAGTTGTTGAGGGCATGACTTTGCCTTCAAACCATTCTTCTTTTTGTTTATCTTGATTTGTTTTTATTGAATTTTTAATTTCTTGAAAATCTTTATCGTATGACGAATTCTCATAATCATACGAGCCAAGCATGGTATATCTTTGCCCAGACAGGACCTCTGTGACAGCATGTACATTTTTTATGCCAACATCAAAAACAATAAAAGACCCAGTCTCTGGTTTAAATGCCAGCCCGTGGTCTCTAAATGTAAGTAGTCCACCTTCAAAATCATCATTAAGATAAATCATTGTTACAAACTTATTTTCTTGCCATGCGTTAGGAGTTCCATCAAGCTCTGCGTTATCTGCATGATCTCCTGCAAAAGCACCTGGATCCCACCTGTGTGCACTCAAGCTAATTTGTCTTAGCTTTGACTTAAATACTTTTTCTGCAAGATCTTGAGACTTTAATTGAATTTGTCTAAGCAATGGCCCAGCTTCTGGAGTGTTTGGTTTTTTGCCTGAAATTACATAAGAGTTGTAAAAGCATGAAAGCGACCAGTCATCTAGGCTATTCCAGTATTTTATTATGTTGCTACAGTCCTGTTTAGTTAATACATTTTTGTATTCAACTATGTCAGGCCTATGCACAACCTCTGTCATATTTTCTGGATAACTAAATGATTCCATATATTCATTATACCATTTCTTATTTTTTTATAGTGGGCAGTTTTAGTCTTACCCAGGACTATCTTTAAGCAGAAAGTATTTTTGCTAAAGCATTTACTGTTGCTGCAATTCTTCCGATATCACGCAATTGCTCTACAGAATAACCTTCTTCTTTTAGTGTCTCGTAATGTGCCTTAACACAAAAATGACATTTGCCGATAATAGATGCCGCCAAAGAGTAGGCTTCAAACTTGGCCTTGGTTGTGCCTCCGTGAGATGCAATTGCATTCATTCTTAGCTGAGCTGGCAAACCCTTAAGGTTTTGATCATCTGCCATTTCAATAAATGGATACCACACATTGTTCTGCGCCATTATTGCTCCCGCAGTCAAAGCAGCATTTTTTTCAACTTCATCTGTTGCGCTAGCAACAATAAAGGTTAGAAGCTTAGCGTTGCCTGTTGAAAATGCTGCTGCAATTGCAAGGTAAGTGGCATGCTCTGAATCAATAGTTGATCTATTAATAACAGCATCAAGATTTAACTTGATGTCCTTAGCATATTCTGGCAAGGAATCCTTCAGCTGTTCAACCCATGACATTATAGAGTTTCTCCACCAAGGGATCTGTTGCATGCACAGAGCTCTCCTGTTTGAAGTGCATCTAGTACACGTAAAGTTTCATCTGGGTTTCTTCCAACATCTAGATTATTGACAGTGATGTGCTGAATAATATTATCTGGATCAATAATAAATGTTGCACGATATGTAACTCCAGAAGGATGGTGGACTCCTAAATCGCTTGCTAGCTGGTGTGCTGTATCAGCAAATGACCAGGAGTTTGTCTTTTTTAAATCGTCATGTGCATTTCGCCATGCGACCTTACAGAATTCGTTATCAACTGATCCAGTCATTAAAACTGCATCACGATCATTAAAGTCATTTACTAATGCGTCATACGCAACAATTTCTGTTGGACACACAAATGTAAAATCCTTTGGATAAAATACAATAATTTTCCATTTGCCTGGAAAAGAATCTTGATTAATTACTTCAAATGAAGAATCGTCATACGACAATGCTCCAGGCTTGACTCCAGTAACGGCAAAATTACCGAGCTTATCCCCTATAGTTTTCATTTTTTCTCCTTGTATAAGCGGTTGTACATTTTGTACCCCTGGCTGGAATCGAACCAGCGACCAACAGATTAGAAGTCTGTTGCTCTTCCTCTGAGCTACAGAGGTCTAGTGCGACAGGTAGGACTCGAACCTACGATTACCGAATTATGAGTTCGGGGCTTTAACCGACTAAGCTACTGGCGCTGACATTATCAGTATATATTTTTTATACAGATTTGTCAATAGAATTTTCTACTATTTGCTGAACATATTCTGAAAAATGTTTTCTTATAGATCCCATTGGTCTTGATCCGTAAGAGTCCCATATTCTTTTATATTCAAGTATATTTGCAAATGTAGTTGGGCAGACAACAGTATTATTGTATTCCCTCATAACCGTAGGCAAAGGGACGTGTTTACTGCAACACTTACACTCTTTAGCCCTTTCTTGATATTCGCTCATATTATTTGCATCCTATCCATTGCTTCTTTTAAGTCTTCAGGCATTCTGGGTGCTCTGATCATATTATAAGATGTTGTATCTGGGTCATCTTTAGCCCCAAAATCATTGTCGTAATTCATTGATTCATAAGTATGTACATTTATTTCTTGATTATTATCAAACCTAGTTCTGCTAATTGAATTAAATATTGCACCACAAGTAGCATCGGCTAAGTCTTTTGAACCTTTTCTAGGGTGATCAACCTTATCTCTCATAATTCTAAGCTGACATAATTCATCTATAAGCAATGGTATGTGTGGACCTATTAATCTTTCTTCCGCAACGACCATTGCCATGTCGTCATAATGTTTTTTAGCGACAGATAGAATCTCTGTATTGATGCCATATTGTTTTAGTTGTTGCATCATATCATGAGAGTTCCATCTGTCAAAGGTACATACTGCTATATTAAATCCTCTTGTTTTAAGAGAAAGGATATAATCTTTTACTTCAGTAAAATCAACAGACTTGTCTGGCTTTGGTGTCCAATACCTGACTGCGTCAACCTCCACAATAGGTGCTGGCTGAGAGTAGGCATCTGTTATTTTAACGTTAACCCATTTATTAACATGTGCCATGGTTACTGCACAATGGTCATGCTTTTGCGCTAAGTCTACGTGTATATAATATTTTTTATCTGGGTCTGGCAGGAACCACTCTTCAAGTCTTCCAAAATTGTCTACAGCAATTGCACCTATATTAAATGCTTTTTCTACTTTTTCTCTTGACTTAAAAAATGCGTCAACCGCATCTGGAGGCATGCAAGCAAATCTTGAAAGAGCGTCTGTTGGGTTTGTATAGAATGCTGTTTTAAAGTCATCAATTTTTCTAACTGGATTAACTTCCCAAGTCGGGCGCTTAAGTGCATAAACTTTAGGTATCTTGTAAGATATTATATGGTCTTCTTCCCATTGAATCTCAAACTCATTACC